TAGCTGCTTTTTTCATTTTACTTTCATTACTAAGATAATTAAAATATAACAAATCAATGTTTGAAACAATCAAAAAAGGGTATGCAGACAACAAATATCTTTTGATTAAAGATGCTGTAAGGCTTGAGTCTTTTGGTTTAGATTTTGACTTCAACAGTATGTTTAGCCTTTTTGCAAAAAACACTGCATTAGCCTCAAGGTTTACAAATAAAGAAACTCCCTTTTTAAGTGAAATAATTAGCATAGATGATATTGTGCCTGATTTTAATACGTATAAAAATTTTATAATTACTAATTTAAAAGATGTCTTTGACATAGGTAAGTTAAATTTCTTTTACTCAATAAAGGGTGAAGTTGGTATTTCACACGTAGATAGAGAACATGTAATTATATTAGGAATTCACAACATAACATATTATCATATAGATAATATTGATTTGAAAATAGAGCCAGGTGATATATTATATGTGCCTAAAGGTTACTTACACCATGCATTCTCAGCAAGAGAAAGAATTGTGTTAAGTCTTTCATTATGGGAAAAGACAACGTGAAATTTGTAGATAATGTAATTTTAGATAGAGATATTTTTATATTGTATAAAAAACTTATTGAGTCAAACGTATGGGATCTTGCTAGAGCTTCATCAGGTTCTGAGGTAGGTATGTTTCCAGGTTTCGTAGTAAGAGATAACTATAATCAAGTTTACAACTATTATTGGGATGGATATTTTCAATGTTTGTATGAAAGGATAAACCAAAAGTTTTTTGAAAAATATAATTACTATTTACCGAAAGATATAATGAGAGTTCATTTAGGTGCTAAAAATGAAAACTCAAAACCTGAGTTACACACTGATTCTAATGAATCAGGTTATCATACAATACTTGGATTTCTTACACCACAATGGTCTAAAACTTGGGGTGGTAATATTCAGGTGGAAGAAAATACTATAAATTATGAGCCAGGTAAATTTTTAATTTTTAAAAGTAATGAGATACATAATGGAGAAGGACCTAATCAACCAATACCTTATTGGAGAATAAGTGTTAACTACATGATTAAAGATAAAGATCAATGAAACTAGCTTATTGCATTCCAGGAAAACTGTGGTGGGTTACAGACTTTCTTGATGAAGATATTTACAAGGGTATTCATGATGCAATAATAAAACAAAGAAAACAATTAAATTTACAATCAGTAATAAATCATTGGCCACATCAATTAACTCAAAACTTAAAAGCACCTGATAGGGTTGATGTATCTCAATACGAGCCGTTTGAAGATTTAAAAAAACAAGTTAGAACAAATCAATGGTTTAATTTACCTGTGCTTGAAAAGATGTTTACAACCATTCATCATATGAAAAAGGACTCTGGTATTAATTGGCATAATGATGGCTCTTGGAAGTACGGAGCTACTTATTATATAAACAGAAGGTGGAATATACATTGGGGTGGGGAGTTCATGTTCGCGACAGGTGATGCCCATGGGTTTCTACCGATTACCGGAAACTCCTTAGTAATGGTAAAGGCACCCCTAGATCATAAAGTCAATCCAGTTTTAAGCCCCATAATGCCTAGAATATCAGTGCAAATGTTTATGAAGTGAAATAAATATGTTATAATTCTTTATGCCATTAACAAACGTAGTAATTAGACCAGGATTTAACAAACAAGTCACTGATGTAGGTGCAGAGGGTCAGTGGATTGATGGGGATAATGTAAGATTTAGATACGGATTACCAGAAAAAATTGGTGGTTGGGAACAACTTACGTCAAATAGTATGGTGGGTGCAGTTAGAGCACAACATGTTTATGCAGATTTAGATGGTAACATATACGCTGTGCTTGGCACAACCAAAGCTTTAATTGTTTATTACGGAGGTGCCTTTTATGATATTACACCTTTAGGCACTGCTTTGACTGGTGCAACCTTCACCACTATTAACAATGACCCTTCAGTAACTGTTAATAAATCATTACATGGATTAGAGGTTGGAGATTTATTTACATTTACTTCTGTAACACCACCCACAGGAGCAGGTTACACTGCAGCTAACTTTACTGACAATACTTTTGAGGTTATCACAGTCCCTACAATTGATACCTTTACAATAACAATGGCAACTAACGCTGGAACAAGCGTATCAGCAAGTGGGTCAGCTGTTATAAACCCTTACGAAATCGTAGGGCCTTTATCACAAACGGCTGGATATGGATGGGGCACGTCTACATATGGCGGAGCGTCAGGAGTAACTAACACTTTAAACGGATCTTTGAATGATGACACCGCAGGTACAGGAGGATCAGGAACAAGCATAACCCTCACATCAACCACTGGGTTTCCTGCAACAGGCACTATAAAGGTAGGAACTGAATTTATTTCTTACACTGGAATATCATCAAATGACTTAACTGGCATTACCAGAGGTGTGGCAGGGACAAGAACATCGCATTCCTCAGGAGCATCCGTTGAATACTACACAGCATGGGGTCAACAATCTTTAACAACTAATGTTGTGTTGGAACCAGGAAGTTGGTCATTAGATAATTTTGGTCAAATCTTAATAGCTACTGTAAAAAACGGAAGAACATTTCAATGGAATCCCATAGCATCAACACCTGGAGCATTAACGACTAGAGCAACAATAGTATCAGGAGTTCCTACATCTTCAGTACAGACAATTGTATCAGAGAGAGATAGGCATCTTTTAGTATTGGGAACTGAAACTACGATTGGAACTTCTGCATCTCAAGATAAAATGTTTGTTAGATTTTCTGATCAAGAAAATATTTCTGATTATGCACCAACATCGGTCAATACAGCAGGTACATTACGTTTAGATTCTGGCACTAAAATTGTTGGCGCAGTGAAAGGTAAAGATTATACGTTAATTTTGACTGACACATCAGCTTACATTGTGCAATTTGTTGGGCCACCTTTTACATTTTCTGTTAGACAGGTAGGTTCCAACTGTGGTGCTATTGGTGGAAACTCAATAAAATATATTGATGGTAAAGTTTATTGGATGGGTCAAGCAGGTGGTTTCTTTGCCTTTGATGGTACAGTTAAAAGTTTACCTTGTTTAGTAGAGGATTTTGTATTCACAACTAATGGTAGTAACTTAGGTATTAATTATGACAGTGGAGATTTAGTAAATGCTGGCTTAAATAATTTGTATTCTGAAATAAGTTGGTTTTATCCTAAATTTGGTTCTGATAAAGTTGATAGAGTAGTAACATATAATTATGATGAAAATACTTGGACTACTGGAACACTAGCAAGAACTACTTGGGCAGATGCAACTTTATTTGATGTGCCTTACGCGACTGAATTTAATTCGACAGGAGTTCCCACATTCCCTGTAATTCAAGGAGTAACTAATACAAATGGATCTAGTTTGTATTACGCTCATGAAGTTGGAAACAACCAAGTAGATAGTGCTGGTAATAAAACAGCTATTGCAGCGTTTATTGAATCTGGTTCTTTTGATTTAGATGTTGAGGGTAATGGTCAGTATTTTATGTCTATGAGAAGGTTTGTTCCTGATTTTAAATTGATATCAGGTAATGCCCAAGTAACAATTAATCTGCGAGACTTTCCAACGGACACCGCAACCTCATCACCTCTAGGGCCATTTACAATTACAAGTAGCACTGATAAAGTAGATACCCGTGCAAGGTCTAGATTTGCAAGTTTAAAGGTAGCTAACACCTCTACTGATGAGAGTTGGCGATATGGCACATTTAGAGCAGACATACAACC